CTCCACCCCGGCGGTTAACCCGGGGGAACCTTCATTAGCCCAGCCCTAAAAGGGCAAGGCTAAGAGAAGGGAACCGTACCTATATGATACTCGAGATCTGGATTCCGGGGTAAGACATACCCGTTAGTCCAGCTAGAGCCATATACGGCACTCGCTAGGGTCACAGAAGGTGCAAATCGATCCCACCTCACCGTAAGGCGAGGACGGGGTTTATAGCACTTAATGTGCCTGATGCTATGTCTCCAGGTGTATTTCCACCTGGACCTCTCGTCGTGGATGACAATGTCACCGAGGTCTGAAGGACCACGGAGGGCACGGATGTCAGTCGGGATACCTGACAGACATTCATACCATCCATCACGAAGAGAGAGCCAACGGCCTATGTCACCCTGAGAAGAGCGACGTATGCCGTTAGCAAGACCAATGCGATCGGCAGGTTGTTCAGGATCCTTCTTCAAATAGTACGGCCTGACGGCCACACCGTTGAAGAAATCACCGCCACAACTTTCTCGAAACAAGCCAGAAGAAAAAGATTTCTTCTTATTAGTCTCGAGACCGCAGAAAGCAAGCATAGCAATCACATCCTCTGAATAAGAGACAGGGAGAATGAGGTCATCGCCAAAAGCGAAGACATCATCCCCGATCCTATCAACGCCAGTGATGGCAGAGATAAGCCCTAAAAATATAAGGGTCTCAAGTTCAAAGGTGAAACCATTACCCATAGAGGAAAATTTCTCGAGGAGGTGATAAGCCCCCTTAAAAAAAGTTTTCTTGGATCTCAGACTATCAAGGACTGAGAACCAGTTATGGGGAAGTAGGAGTTTTACAAGATTCCTACTAATGGTGTCGCTAGCATTTTTAAGGTCTAACGTAGCAAGATGTCCTCTGCGTGAGGACTCACCGGCAAGATGCCGGTGAATATCCTGCCCGTCATTGAGGTTGATACCCCAACGGCGAAGTCGAGCCCTTATCACCTTGCCATAAGCAAGCTGATAGAAGACGTTGATACTGGGCTCCACGGCGATGCCGCGGAACTTAGTAGCGTCTTTCGGTACGGTCATAAACCGATTACCGGGTACAGACTTCGGCACCTTCCCGATGTCGCAGCAGGCCGAAGCCCACAGCGTACCACTCCACGGAACGAGGAATGGCCAAGCATCAGGTGTAAAAGCCGGTTCGTTCGACATTTTATCGGGTATCGTCGTCGACACTCCGCGATCGCTAAAAGTCGAGCCGGGCCCAAAACGACCTTCGATAAGGTCGGGACAGGGCCCTAATAGGTCTGCTATATTTTTACGTGCTCTCCTAAAGAAGGAGTGCAAGCCCGAATTACAGAGGGGATTTGATAAATCCTCGATGATCGGGTATAGCCGTCTATTAGCTCGAAAGCACGACCCTTCGTTGGATATGAACAAACCCTCAGCTACGGCCTTACGGTCGTAAGAAGTGGGAAGAGGTTCATACTTACGAAGAAGCGCCGAGGCACTGGCATCACGCCAGTAAGCTTCAGCACTAAGGTACATGCTCGGATCAGCTTCCAAATTGGCAAGCTGATCCCACTCTCCTGACTTTAGCAGCATCGCTGCTGCTAGAGCCTTCGGAGTAGCGAGTCCCTCAAAAATTTCGAGGGACACCTTCTTCACATAGTGTGAAATCAAGGCAATGCTCC